CAAAGTCCGGGACGTAAGAAGGTCCTCTTCCTTGGCTGTCATGTGTCGAATCTCAATGCTCCCTTCATTATGGAGCGCGTGTCCTTCTTGGTAGTGCTTTCCTTGTGAAGGAAGCTCTACAAATTCAGTTGGTACAACGAAAGAAAACGTGGGGTTATCCTGTTGCATCACTTGAGGAGGAGGACCACTAGATTCTGGCGTGGTGTCGCCCATGCCTAGGCGATCTTTATTTCGTGACAATATTCACCTCTTTTATAAGTCTTGTCTAAATTGCTGCTGCTTCGTCCGGTGCAGCATTACTGGGGAGATCCCCGCCTCCGCTGGCCTTATCGAAAACGGCGCCGTTGGGGCTTTGGAGAGTTGCCCAGTCGTATTTCAGCGTCATGCTTACCTCGGTAAGATCATCACCGCCATATTCCAGGTCTCCGAATTTCAAATCCGTAATCCAAGCATTCTGGAGAGTCCAGCTTTCAACGCTCTCACCGGCGCCGTTAAGTGCGGTAACAGTTACCTGTCCCAGATTACTTGCGGCCGATGCTTTCGTCATCGTAGATAGGTTGCTCGACGTGTCAGGAGGACTATAACCGGCGGCCTGAATAATGCTCGACAGATCAAAGGCAACGTCAGGTTCTTGGGGGTCTACCATGGTGATAGCAACATCGTTCCATGTGACAGAACCAGGATAATAAAACGTATGATTCAAATACTTATGTTCTGCTGCTGCAATCGTGAAAGAAGGTTTAGCGGCAGTCTTTGCATACCAAAGATTAACCTCACCTAACCCACTAATCCGCACTATAAACCTAAATTTTCTTTTAGGATCCCTAAGCGTAGTATCGCTCGAAAAATTGTCAGTCCAAAATGCCATTGTTTAATTACTCCTGTGTAAGCGTTTCAAAATTAAATAGTAAGGAGAGAAAAAATCTCCATATCTTTTAATCATCAAATGACGCTCCTGTTGATGCAATCACAAAGTCGATTGCAATGTATTCAATTGCCCGGGCTGGCTTCACCATAATCTTAGCATATAAAATATTTTGGTCAATCAAATCTGCCGTTGTGGTGGACTCATCCAGAATCAATCGATATTCCGTAATTCCGTAACGAGTAAGCACGCTGTCCAAGAAGGGAGAAATCAATCCCCTGAAGCGCGCCCATGTTGACTGAACGTTTTGTTCGAAGAGAATCTGGGTGGAAAGGATCGAAATCTGCTTCTTCAAGTAAATCACTAACCTTCTTACATTAATTCTATCCAGCGCAGACTGACGCTCTTGGAGTGTCTTCTGTCCAAATACCACGATCCCACTAGAGGGGAAGGAGGCGATTGGATTAATGCGTGCCTCGTACAACGTATCACGTTCGCGGGACGTTAGCCTTTCTGACACAGCCGTTACGGGAATACCCGCCGCCCCATCAGTCAAGCCACCGCGATTGAACCCGGCGGGTGCAAACCAAATATCAGACTTCTTTTCAGACGAGCCCAAAACACCCAGCATTGCTACAGACGGCGGCACCCATACTAAGACGCCACTTTGTGAATCCCGAGTCTGAACCCAAGGATAGAAGGTTGCGCCGTAGCTCGAATCCACTCGGCGAGCGCGAAGAGTATTCGCGGCTTGAATTGGAGTAGTTCCAATACGTGCCTTCTTGGTGGTCTTGCGTGCCTCGTGAGGCGGAATATAGATACTGGGCAAGTCAATAAGTGCCATCGCATCTGCGCGCTCTTCACAAACATTAATCATATGCTGTGTTAAGGAGTCTACAGTAAGACCGGGGACAGCCAGAAGGTTCATGTTCAGCATCTCCGGATCGGCTACCGTGTCAATTGCTCGCTTATAGGTATGGTATTCCATACTGTTCTGGTTGGTGGCATTTCCTGTACCGGATCCACCTGCGCCAGGAATACCGGCGTTATAAAGAGGATCGGGGCGCAGGATATTAAAGCCATCGGATGCTCCCCAGAAGGGGGCAGTAAAGCGATTATAGTCTGCATTAAGCAAATCAGCAATCGAACCAGAAGTAATGGATACTCCGGAGGCGCGTGAGCCAGAAGCATAATAATAGCCTCCCGTAGAACCGGAGGTAATATCATCTAAGGAGAACACATAAGCACCACCCTGCGTGCCTGTTGCACTGGGCGACGGCGTTCCCGTTACTGGATCGCTTACCGAAGATTGCCAAAGCTTTCTTAAGCTATCAGCCACACTAGGATCTGAGTGGGTGCTGGTGCGATCCCGAGTTGTTTGCATTCCAAAGTATGCATCAGTAGGAACCGCTAAGCCACCATCAGAAGCAGAGAGGCGCAGGCGGGGCGTTGGCCATGCCAGTGCCCCTGTCAAAACAACACTTCCCATAAACAGGGCGCTTGTGTCGGTGGCAGTTCCTGTCGTTCCGCTCACCACACTAGAGGGGGCAAAAATCATTTGAGCCGTAACTGCCTTAGACGTCTGTCCCAAGCTCCTAAATCGGGGTGGTCCATAATAACCAAAGGGCAACAGAGTAGAATCAGCTCCACCACCCTCTACGTCTGTATCCATCTCAACATAGATATACTTAGACCTATTAGGATATTCTCCATAAGTCTTCATGCGGCGCGAAGTGGAATCCCATTGAGTATACTTGTCTCCAATCACTCTAGCGATGAAAGAGGGGGAAGCGGGATCTAATGAACAGTTATCAAACCGTTCCATAACCTGGACGTTGGAATCCGTATCATGAAGATTGCGGATTACAACACTAAAGGTGCCATAATCATCGGTTGTCGTAGTTGACTGCCGAATATTTTGAATAGAGATCTTGCAATTCTTCTGTAGCCATTCGCCATGGCCGCGGCCTACGAATCTAAATAGCTTTTGTACACTATGGGGATCATAGCTGCCGGGGGCTCCTAAATCTTGTCCCACAAACCATCCTGCTTTCGCTTCAGTTGAAGCGCCTTGCAGATTTTGGGGCCCAGTGGTGTTAGTTCCTGCGAGTGCGATAGGCAACAGCACCCCGTGAAGGGATGTGGCTGTTAATCCACTACTAGAGACGAACCACGATGCACCATTGGCAGTGGTAGTTCCGGCACGGAGAGCTTGTCCAAAGCTTTCTCCGAGCCAATAATTTTTGCGTGCCGACGTAGGATAAAATCTACCGGATACAGATGCGAGTTGCGGATTTGTGTTAAATCGATTACGAATAAACAAATCTGAAGAATCATCAAAATTAAATTTAATTGTCTCGCTGCCGGTAGCTGCCGTAGAGCCGGCATTACGTACCTGCACAGCAAATGTATAATCAGTAGTGTTGTTGCCAACCACCATTCCCACACCACCGGTGGTAAGTGCGCCGGCGCCATGCATCGTTCCACTCAATGAGATGGATGCGCTAGCGTTTACATACCAAACTGCAGCCAATACGCCTTGGCGTGAGGTATTACCTCCCAGAAGCGTAGCATGCGAGGAAGAGGGCCAGACCCACAGTCCATAAGCGCCGCCATTCTCTGCCACGGTGTTAGCAGGGCTGCTCAGCGTTTTCCAGCCGGCTTTACCGGCGCCAGAAGCATTAGAGTCTTCTTGACCCAAGAGGCGAACATAAGTTAAAGGCGCCACATTCGAGGCCAAAAAAGCCTTGGCCGCATAGGTCCCATACATAGGAGACTGGTAGTTTCCATTACGAGAGATGTCGCCACCCCCCATACCGGCAACGGTCTCTCCGAATACTTCAACAAATTCCGAATAGGATTGTACCTTCACTGGGGTCATCGCGAGGCCGCGACGGGCACGGCCGATAACGACAGGGCCAATGGCATCGGCGGTGGCTGGGCGGAAAGAATTATCAATTTCGTTGATAAATACTCCCGGAGATACAAATTTAAAATTCTTTACTGACATGCTTGAGTTTCCTTTTAAAACAATTGCGAATTTATGCTACTGCAATCATTAATTAAATAGTATTTTTAATTCCAAAAAGCTCCTGAACTGCAAAGAAAAATGGGGGATAACTTCAGGAACTGCTTTCAGGTCCCCCATCAGGGGGGGTACTGCCGTCCCAAATCTTTCCAAACAGGTTGGAATTGCCGGGTGGTGCGATCCCCTCTCGCGGAAATGTAATTTCTACAGCATTTTCTCTCATTGTCACAATGGGACGATCATCGTCTTCGCCCTCTCCCATTAAATACCCCAGTACTCTAATGGTAACCTCGGTAGTAAACATTCGCATTTCTTCGCCCAAGGCGGCTACTGTATTAGAGTGGGTAAAATTCTGATCGATGAACGCTTCATAAAGATGGCCGTTTCGTCTTAAAATAAATGAATTAATCTGTCCGGTTCGTCCCATAAAAGGAGTCATTAAGGTATTCATCTGTTGTTGGTATTCTGATCTAATAGAAATCTTATATTCCGCATTAATATATACAGGGATAGGGACCGACAGAGTTTGGATGACTACTTTCTTATTTATTCTGGGAGAATAGCGTTGTTTGGTGCCGGCAGTATTCATACGTGTCCCGGAAGCCACTGCAAAATTTCGAGTCTTATCCTGAACAATGCGCTTGGCGATTACCATCCGACCGGTGCGGCCGTTTCCCTTGTCTGAATACAAATTCGCTTGATAGCCTCCTTTTCGGGCTGGATCCTTAACAATCCCAGTACGCTCTACGCTAATCAAGGGCAACTTTAATGCGCCCGCATCGTCTCTTAGCGATTTGTCGTGCTTAATCTGGTACGCTCGTTCGGGCGTTTGCCATAATACCGGCACTTCTGTAAATCCTTCGTTCGTTCGAACGCTCAACTTCAAATCTTCCTTAATCCATGACACCAAAGAATAATCAATACTCTCAATGGTCGATGCCAGCATCCCTACCTCTTTAAGGGTGAAGTCATCCTTACCATTACTTCCCGTAGGAATCATCGCAAAATCAAAGTTATCAGGTAGCATCGAATAATCCCTTTCTGGCGCGCTTGCAGGTAGCTGCAATTTCAAAACTGTGATCTACTTGTCCAAAAAGCTTAGTCGGCTCCGAGAGCTTAACAATTTCATAATAATAATCTCCATAGAGTACAAAATCGCCTTCACGGACATATAAGTCTTGATCCTCTGTTAAACGACGTCGATGAAAATGAATTGAGATTTCCCACGACTTGTCAAGCCCAAAGCCATCCATATATTGAGTGGAATAATCGGTAAACTCAACCAAAGCATACACCCGGATGGGAGGTAAATACGTCTTTTCGATGGCTTCTCCATACATTCCATGAAAATCAGTAGCCCCGAGGTCAACAGGATAATAAAGGATCTGTTGCCCAATAACTTTTTCAATTAATTCATCATTAACCTGCTTTACAAGGTTGCGCTCTTTTCTTCCTAGAAAAAGTGGAGGTGGTGGATTCTTTGGTCTTTCCCATTCATTATCGGCCATCGTTTATTATCCTACAAAAATTGGAAGTGGCGAAACTTTCAACACATTCGCTGCTGCGTCCGTTAGTTCTTGATCAGTCTTAGCTAATTCATCATATGTGATAGTATCTAAGATTTCCATAAGCTTATCTTTAAGTGCTGTTTGTTCTTCTTTTGCCTGGGACAATAATTCCGAGTGATTCAAGGTTACGCTTTCGCCGGGGATGGGCATTGTCGTAAACTTGCCTCGAATTTGTCCCAGCATCTCTTTGCACAAGGCTAAAGCATATTTTCTAATCCATTGTTTTCCAATAGCATTAATGTTCACATACGGAACATTATCAAATGGCATTGTATTCAAGTTATTTACTCCCTGAACTCCCACGTTGGTTGTGCCTTGGTCCCATGGCGTAATGTCTACCATAAATTTGACCCATACCCGATCAGCAAAGCCATCAGCCCATGCATCGGGTGTTGGAAAGAGCCTTAGTTTATCGTTTATAATCTCATAAGCATAATTTGAGGTCCGAGTTACAATCGAATCTTCATACATTTTTGCTTGGAGTTTGTTTTGCCATGTGGGAATAATCTCAAAAGTAGAATCATCCGCATATTGTCCATAGGTGGAATAATTTCCTACGACACCGAACCCTCCATAGTACCCATAGAAGCGCCACATTGCCCTAGGAGACTTGTAAAAAACTTGTTGCACAATAATGCGCTTATTATTAACTTTCCCGGCATAGTCGACCGTTTTGCCCGCATCGTCTGTTCCGGAATCAGAGGCACTTTGAATGATGGCTTGTAAATTGTAGTCCTGTTGGCTGCTGACGGGTTGAAACGATGCCGAATATTGGGCCACTGTCCCACCAAAACCTGCAGCGGCCGCGGCACCATCGCCTACTCGACGGGCATACCCAATTGTAAAGCGGGGATACGCTAAATTGGTGCCAGAGGGTCCTGTCTTCATGTCACCTAGGTGATCAAAGGTTCCCGTCTGGTTGCCCAAGAAGGTAGAGAGACTATTTTTGGACTGATGAATATTAATGATATAAGAATATTCTAAAACAGCTTCTTCATATGCAGCATATACATTCGCCGGGGTTAACTCGATGTCGACAACATCGCCACCGAGTTTCTTATAGGTATAGGCTACTTGGAGCGAGGCTCCGCTCAGAAAATCTGCGGATCCTGTGTACATCCCAAACGGACATCCGGCGGCCACTAGTGAAGTGCTTCCGGTAGAAGTTAAAACAATAGCACTTGTTTCAGATATTGGATTTAGCTTAGTTGGCATTAATGAAATCTCCCCTCACCCTAAATAGTGATCTCATTAACAATATGCCGGCGATAACCCGGGTTCTTTAGAAAGGTTAATAGTTGTATATCAATTATTTGGTTTTTTTGGTTGTGGTCTTCGAAGACTTTCGTGTTCTACTAGTGGTTTTCTTAGTAGGCTTTGTCTTAGAAGTAGTCGACTTCTTTGGCTTAGGGGGAGCGGTTGTTTCTTCAGTTACAACTGTTTCCACTTCAGTCGGCGCCACCGTTTCAATTGGTATTGCGGCCGTTGTTTCAATTGGTGGAGTAGGGATATCCTCGCGCGCTACTAAATAACTATGTTTTGCTCCAAACTTTTGTGGATATCTTAATACTCGTCTTTTCTTTCCCATGGGGAACTCCTGTGTAATATAGTAATTAGTTGTTCTTCTTCAAAAAGAAAAATCCCCCCAACCCAAAAGGGAAGGGGGGACAATATAAACTGTAGCAAAAACTTGTTAACTACTAACTAAATGCAATGCCGTTAGCACCACCGGCAGCGGCAGTACCCGATACAAACCACAAAGTACCATTTGACACCAGGGTAATTTGGTCGCCTGCTAGCGTAGCACTACCGAATGTAGCTGTCAGGTCGCTACTGCCATCAGCCAAGTTGGCTGCTGCGGTACTAGGTCCAGCAACAGCACCGGCCATAAAGTCTCCGGTTCCTGCGATGACAGTACAAGCAGCGGTGGCGTAATCTCCCGTTTGAATGACTGTAAAACTCATTCCAACAGTTGCAGCGGGCAACGTAATGTCCACACCGTTAGTTCCCATTAAAATAACTTTCCCACTATCCGCAGCCGTTAAAGTCGTATCCGCTGTCACCACTTTATAACCCTGCTTGAGATGGAATAGTTCATTTTGATTTTCGTTAATCAGGCTACGAATTCGTGCCCAACCTACTCTTTTAGTTCCCATAATATATTTCTCCTTCTATGAATATTAATTAGGTCAATTAACGAAAGGATTTCTCCCTCCTCCCCTAAGTAGCTCCTCCCATAAAGAAAGCCCCCGTCTTTCGACGAGGGCTTAACTTTTATTTTGCTTCTAGGGTTTAGCTAGTAGCACCTGCCTCACCTAAGAGACCACGCACGATAAC